AGCAACTACATTAGTAGCTTAAAAACATGATTAAACCGCTATTCTTAGGATTAGCGGTTTTTCTTTTTATCTGTCATGGGGCACAAATGGGGCAAAACTATTTATAGATTTTGTCTAGCACGTCTACAACTTTTGATTTTATATTTTTGGTAACGTGCGTGTATATCTCCATGGTTGTCTTACCATTATCTTTATGCCCAACACGTTGAGTGATTGCTTTTAAAGGGATATTGTTTTCAGCAAGCGTACTGATCAGTGTATGGCGTAGGATATGCGGGTGCAGTGGTTTATTGATTGGATTCTTAAGAGTAGCATTGGCGTTTTTCATGAGCTTGCCGATACTTGATTTATGAATAGGAATGCCGTTTACTGATACAAAGATAAATCCCATATCCTTATAATTTGGATTGGTGTTTTTTCTGATTTTGTGTAGCTCAATGAATTCTTCAATGATTTCTATCTCTTTTTTGGTCAAGTCAACTACCCTTATAGATGATAAAGTTTTGGGGGTAGTTTTAATCCCTTCAGAACCTTTTCTGGTTGGATCTAAAGTACCATTGATGGTGATAGTCTTGTTTTCTCTATCGTAATTTTCAAATTTCAAGGCACCCGCTTCCCCGACACGGCAACCATTCAGTGCCATGAATTCCGCCATGCGTGCTACGTGATAGCCCCGATTGTAGTTTTTCATAGCCTTCAGAAGCCTTTTTAGCTCACTTTGCTCAAGGAATTTATCTTCAATTTGTTCCATACTTTCATATGTAACAACCTTTTTAGGAAGTCTCACACGCTGGACAGGATTGCTATCTATCAGTTCCATGTCAAGTGCATACTTAAAGACCATGCTCAAGACAGACTTTTGCTTTTTGAGTTTGATATGATTTTCTTCCGAATCAGTAAAGTACTGTTGAGTGTACTTTGGCGTGATATTTTTTATTTTCACGTCAGGCGCAAAAGTCTCTTTTACTTCATCTACAGCATACACCATGGTCTTTATGGTAGAAGGTTTGATTGACTTTTTATGAAGTTCCCACCAGTCGTTTAGCACGTCCGTGAAAAGCATATCAGTAGTAGTAAGACTTTGAAGCTTTTCTGCTATCTTTTCGTCAAGTATATTTTGTGCTTCTTTTCTTGCGCGGGGAGATTTGCTATCAAGCACAATTGATATTTTTTTCATTTTTTCAGTATACGGATCTTTATATCTCTCCGCAAACCTAAATCTACCGTTGGAAAGTTTTTCCATCCACATTGTTTTTACCTCACTTTTTTGATAAAATGGGTATAGTAAAACAGGCCATTTAATGCCTTTTGCTATACAGGATATCCTCACACTCAAATTTTGGCGAAGGCGAGTGTGGGGATTCTTTAATATTCAAATCCATCCACTAGAAACAAAGGAACTTCTTTTCCTTTGTATGAATGTGTACCATTTGCTCGTACATAAAATTTTGAAACTTTAGTTACATCAAATTTTTCTTTATCTTCAATAAATATTTTTAAGATAGCAGGACAATCTTTATCTCCATTCAAATGAACTAAATATTTAGAGAAAACTGTACTTGGATCAACGACTTGTGCTACAGAATCATCAACAACTAGCTTAGTATCATCTGGCCAAGCTCCATACCAATTATTATCCACAATTTTATATTCACCAATAGGTGTAGATTTAAAATCTTTGGCAGGAACAATTTTTGCTTTTCCTTCTGACTTTTCAAGTTCACGACCAGAACTAGAAGAGGTTTTATGTGTTTCACTAGTTTTTGATGCGTTATTTTCTTTCGTTCCACTACAAGCTGCCAATAAAGTTATAAGAATCACGGTTGTAGTTAATAATGTTATTTTCTTCATTTCTTTCCTCGCTGATTAGTTTACTAATGCTAGATATTCTTCTTTGATCATAATTTCATTTGTCATAGTTTTAAGGTTGTATTTCTCCATGAAGTGGAGAAAATTGAAATTAGCTATATCATCCATCGCTTCGAGTTCTTCTTTTAGCAGGTAATGTATCATGTTTCTATCTGCTTGGAGTTCATATTCTTCTCGTCTTCGGTTGTACTGTCCTGGGTCGTGATTTTTATGACCTATTTCGTGGTAGATGACTTTCTTTTTTTCAATTTCATCTAGATAGGTATCTACTGCTATAAGATTGTATGGTTGGTTATAAAGACCTTTGTTGCAGGTATCTCTGCCATCAAAATAGAGTAGGTCAATGCCTTGTTCAGAACAGACCTGTTCAGGTGTTGTCATAGGCAAATATTACTTTCTATTTCTCATACGTGCTTCTAGTAGAGATGAAATGAGGTCTAGGTCCTCATCATTAAGCTCGTGGCCATCGTAAAAGAAGCTTTCCGCCGCGTCTTTTTTGAGATCTATGTCTGTTTTGGCGACTTTATCTCTAGCAATAATAGGGTTATCTGTGCGACCAAGAAGATAGTCTGTACTAACGCCAAAATAATCTGCTATTTCTTGCAATCTATCAGATTTGGGGTTGCCCTTTTTTAAACTATAAAGATAATTTGTACTATATCCTAATTTTTCTTCTAAAATATTTAAAGAAATTTTCTGTTTATCAGCCAATTCTTTAATTCTATCGAATGCTAAGAACATTGTCATTTCAACCTTTCTAAGCACTACGAAAAAATATTTTTAAAATTAGTTATAAAACTCTTGACAAATTCTAAAACTAGTTTTAAAATAGTATTCGTAAGCTAAGGAGTTAGCGAACAAGACAACTAAAAAATAAAGCCTTACAAAACTGATTGGCGTCCGTTTTATAGGTAGAACCTTACTTTTAGTAGGTCTTTTCTCTATGTCTTTATTCTAAAACTAGTTTTAGAATTTGTCAAGTGGTTCGCTAACTTTTTAGAAAAAATTTAAAAAGGAGGTTAGAAATGAGCCAACAACATCAAAAGTGGGTTCAACTTGTCAAAGACAAATTGAATACCGAAGGAATGACACAAACACATCTTGCCCGAGCTTGTGGAGTGAAGAAACCTACCATTTCAGAATTACTGAAATATGGTAAAGGTAGCGACAGACTAAAGAATCGAGTGTGCGATGTCCTAGGCATTGACGAAAGCTGGGTTGATTTAGGAGAGTAAGATTATGAACGAAATTTTCAATTTTCACGGACGGGAAGTCCGTACTTTGACAATCAGTGGTGATCCGTGGTTCGTTGGAAAGGATGTTGCAGAGATCCTAGGATATAGCAAGGCTAGAAATGCAATTGCTCTTCACGTTGATGAAGAGGACGCCCTAAAACAGGGCATCCCTACCAGCGGTGGAATCCAAGATATGTTAGTCATTAACGAATCAGGATTATACTCGCTTATCCTATCTAGCAGATTGCCACAAGCTAAAGAGTTTAAGCGCTGGGTGACATCAGAGGTCTTACCAGCTATTCGAAAACAAGGCGGATTTATTCGTGAGGATCTAGACGAGGATGCTTTCATTGCTCTGTTTACTGGCCAGAAGAGATTGCGTGAGCAACAAGCTACCATGCTAGAAGATATTGACTATCTCAAGAGCGAGCAACCGATTCATCCAAGCTATGCTCAGTCGTTACTGAAAAAGCGTAAGGCACGAGTTGTGGCTTGTCTCGGAGGTATTGATAGTCCGGCTTATGCTGATAAACGCTTTGCTCAGTCGGTATTTAGACAAGCTGAGATTGATTTCAAGGAACATTTCAACATTAGTCGCTATGATTTACTGCCAAAGAAATTTGCAGAAGCAGCATTGGCCTATTGGATGACTTGGGAGCCAAGTACCAACACTAAGATGAAGATCATGGAACTAAACGCCTATGTTTTATAAATAAAAAAGTACCTGACGGAAATCAGGCACTTACTAATATAACTAACTAAATTATAACACATACAGAGAGGGAATACAATGC